AACAATTTTCCTCACCCTTTACTAATTCTTTACCGTCAATCACAGACTAGCCTCCAAAATAATATCTGATTCAACCTCGTTACCGTGAACGTCCCAACCCTCCGGTGCTTCTCTGGCAAACAACTCGATCTTGTTTTGCTCTGGGAACATCTCTTCGATCCTCTTTCTTACTTCCGCCGGCTTGGCGCTGTGCTTTCCTCGCATCTCTGATACCAGTTGGCGGATGTTGCGGGCTCCTCTTGGCTTGGGGATCTTACCACGCTTACCAATTAAGCAGAGTTCCACCTGACTCATTGTGTAGAAGCCAGGGTTTACCTTTTGTTTATCCCACACAAACCCTACGGTTGCCCAGGAGAATCCCCAAGCCTTGAGTAGTTCAATGGCTTGGTCAAGGTGTGGGCTCGTTGCCCACATAAAAAGCAAACAGTCTTCATCACACAAACTAGGAACATCTAACTTTTTAAGTTCAGGCAGCTTCATACAACCATAATGTCGTACAGCACCCCCGCTATCTGGTCCGCCCTTACCGGTGTGCTGAAGTTGTCCTTTGTAATCCCAAGGTGGATCGGCATATATGATCTGATACTTTGTCAACTCAATCTCCTAAAGTGTCGTCCAATGCTTCTGGTGCTAAAGCCCCACTTGTCATTGTATTCTAGTTTAGCAACATACACTTTGTTAAGTGAAATCCTATCTGTATCTTTAACTCCCCAACATCTTATCTGGGCGTTGAAAGCGTTGCTGTCAGTCGTGTTTATAATCCAATAATCTTTCCCATTCTTTGTCTTCCTACGAATAACCTCACGAGGGATAAACCAAACTAACTCAAGGTCAGGGTCGTATTCACTAATGGGTGGACAACCACGCTGCATCAAATTGTTTTGTATGTGCTGTGGCATGATCTCGTGTAACGGGAAGATACCAGTGAGCGACGCAAAGTGCTCTAGCTTTTCTTCGTCTGTAAAGTCACCCTCCGGCGCATACATCTCAATATTCTCAATCAGATTCTTTTCTTTCCTAGGACGCATCAATGCTACAGCGGACCAGTAGTGTTTCATTCCAGTGAATCTATCGTCCATCAACTCGTCAAGGGCTTTGCTCCTGACCAGAACATCTAATGCCTTCTTGTTCAGCTTAGAGTATGTGATGTTCTCGTTGAACAGAAACTCTTCGATACTAGTGAACGGTCTGTTGTTAACAATCTGATCAATGGCACTATCGCCCAGACCCTTGATGCCTGCGAGCGGCTGAATCAAAGTCTTGCCGTCGTCGCCGATCTCCCACACTCGTCCTGACTTGTTGATGCTCGGCGGCACAATGTCAAACCCAAATGACTTAGCAGTGTTGATTGCTCCAGCTTTCTTGTCCTCTGGTTCTTTGTCCAAGAACGCAGCCATCCACTCAACAGGATAATAATAACTGAGCCAAGCACACTGGAAGGACACCGCACCGTAGGACACAGCGTGAGATAAGTTGAAGCCATAGCCTGAGAAGTATTCCATCTTAGACCAGAGGTTCTTGGCTACCTCTTCGGACAAACCATGTTTACCGCAGCCCTTTACAAACTTATTATAAAGTTTGGTTTTGATATCATCTTTACCTGTTCCCTTTTTCGTCAAGACTTTGCGGAGCAGGTTCCCCTCGTCCAGCGATAGGTCATCGCCCAACTTGTGAGCGAGCATAGCCAACTGTTCTTGGAAGACCAGCAGCCCGTATGTGTCTCCAAGTATTTCTTTGATGATTGGATGCTCGTAGTGTACTTGGCTAGGGTTGCTCTTGTTTGCAACATACAGGCTGTGAGCCTTGGCGCTAAGTGGACCAGGGCGGAAGATAGCCGTGACCGCTGCGAAGTCTAGCAATGATGTTGGTTGAGCTTGCTGGCAAAACTTCTGGGCTCCGCCGTTAGTCATCTGGAAGATGCCAGCCCACTTGCCTTTGTGGAATACCTCTCGCCAGACTTCCTGATTATCGAAGTCAATCGTGTCTGGGTGGAGGTTAGTATTATAATAATCTCTCACTTGTTCAAAGGTCGGCTCCTCAATATTATGATGGCGTTTGAGGATGTGGCGGATTGCTCCCGAAATCATACGGAGAGTTGACAAGCCGAGCAAGTCAAACTTAATAAAGCCGAGCGGCTCCAAGTGTCTGACGTTCTGTCCCTCACTCCACGGAGTCTGGATGACACCACCGGAGTTGATGAGAGGCATATGACGATCAAGGTTCTCTGCTACAACAACCCCGCCAGCGTGCCGAGAGATACTCCGCATATTGCCAAAGAGGTTATCAACATGAGTTTCAATGTGGGGATGGTTTCGGAAGAAAGCCTGAAGTGTTTCGCTGTATTCTTTTACCTCGTCAAACGTTGGAGTATAGACTCCCGCAGTCTGACCTTTGGCTGCCTTAGCTTTTGGCGTTGCCTCCTTCATCATAACCCCAGTCACCTTGTTGACCTCAGCAAACGGGATGCCATAGAACTTACCGATATCTTTAATAAGCGAACGGAGTTGTAGTGTATTAAAGTTGCTAATGGGCACAACCGTAGTTGGTCCCCACTCCTCTGCCAGTTGCTCCTTGAGTGCCATTGGCTCTTCAACATCAAAGTCAATGTCAGGGTAGCCGCTGCCTCCCTTGGTTAGAAACCTCTCGAACTGAAGTCCATACTTGATGGGATCAACCTGTGTAATATCCAGAACATAAGATAACAATGACCCAGCGGCAGATCCTCTGCCAAGCCCAACTAGCATGTCCTCCTGAGCTTTATCACTAATGGCTTTCATCGTCAAGAAGTATTGGGCAAACCCACGCTCGTTGATAATATTAAGTTCATACTTCAGGCGGTCCACATACTCAGGGTCTGTGATATTCTTTTTCTTCATCCCCGCCAAAGCGTCAGCAGTCAGAGCTTGGATAGCAGTCTTGCCTTCAGGCACAACAAACTCTGGTAGACGAACTGTGCTGTCAGGCAAGAAGTCTTCTACTCGATCGTAAGCGATATGATGAGTGCGCTCAATGCTAGCTAAAACAAAATCATCATCATACTGTATCTTGGTCCGGCTTGAGTACTTTTTGTAAGCTTCCCACATCTGATCCCCATTACGAGGATACAACTCGTAACCGACTTCTTCCACTGAATCTGGAAGCCTGTGTGCATCCTGATCTTCATATGGAGCTTTGCCCGCCCAGCCAATGCGGCGATACATCTCACGGTCCTTCCACAACTCTGGTCGTGGGTAATGACTATCGGAGGTGCTAATAACCTCTGCCCCCATCTCAGTACATGCTTGAATGATCAGGGCGTTGACAATGTGTTGCTCTGGGATATCATTCCACTGAATCTCGCCGTAGAACCTATCTCCGAAGATATCTTGGAACTCACCGATGGTATTACGCATCGCAGCCAAAACTAGGTCTGGGTCATAGTCGCCTGTCTCGGGGTCTCTGTGTTTCCAGAAGTCCCCGAACAAAGGACCAGACATACAAGCACTACTAACGATCAAGCCCTCGTTGTGTTTCCTCAGCATTTCAAAGTCCATCCGAGGATAACGATAAAAGTTCTCGGGTTGATAACTATCAGACACTAGCTTGAAAAGATTATTTAATCCTGTCTGGTTCTGGGCGATCATCACAAGGTGACGGCGAATATTGAGAGGGTTGAACCGCTTGCCTCGGTTCTCATCCTCGATAACCATACCAAACTCTTCCTTCTTCTGCCGCTTGAGTTTAGCTCTGTGCTCCTCATACATTTTTCGCCACTTGCGATGAGACTTAATAAAGTAAGCCTCGCACCCGTACAATGCCTTGAACTCTTTGCCATCGGCTCGCATCTTCTTTAAGTGCTCTACCTGAAATGACAGACCGTTCATATGTCCGTGATCTGTTAGGGCGTGAGCATTCATCCCGTTCTCGTAAGCAAAATCCATATGCTCACCCGGCATCCCCAGACCATCGAAGGGCGAGAGACCTGAGTGAGCGTGGAGACCAACAAAGGGAATCTTCGACTCTATTCTATTTGTCATTCTAAACCTTTACTAAGAAATCAGCGAATGGCTTTACATTTTCGTCAAGCGAATCAAAATCATCTTGGTGCATTTTAAAGTTTGGACGCTGCCAGTTCTCCGGGTGGATAACTACATCAACGGTGTACATGTTTCTTTCTTTGTCCACCGTCTTTGTTCCCTTGTGAATGCCCCTTGTGTTAGCCACAATAACATCACCAAGGTTTGCAGTCAAGTGTTTAATTCTATCTTTTCCATAAACTCTTTCGATGTGCTCATCAGAAAATCTCTTGCTTAGCTTCCAACCTTTAAACTTCTCCTTGTGACTGCCGATGACATATGTAAACGGACCACCGTTTAAATCAACGTCATTCAAATAAAAAAAGAACTTCAAGAAGTGTGGGCTGTTGTTATCATAGTGATAAAATAAATTACCATGATTATTAAAAGCGTGAGACTCTGACTCGTTAAGTCGGCTCTTTCTTAGATTGAAAGTTCCAATGGCTGGTTGCACTTCAAAGTACTCAGTAGAAAAGTCTCTTACCAGATCAGAGAAAGCGATCTGAACTGCCGAGGGGCAACGCATCATTGGCTGCTCTACTGTAGCGTAGTAATCATCATTAACATTTAGATTATCTCCGCCCTGCTCAATGCAGCCCTCCATCTCATCTTTCAACTTTAATAAAAGGTCTTTATCAAACACGTTTTTTAGAATTGTGTATCCAGTTTGCCTGACTTGGTTAACTCCCTGTGTATAGTTTTGTGGGATGGGAATATCGTATCCAACTTTCCTGATGGCGAATGCACGATAAAAAGCCTCAACTTCTTGTGCTCCACCTTTGTTGCATTCCTCCGGGTCTAATACTAGATGCCCTGGTATTGTTACACTTTGCTGACTCATGTTTTTTCCTTTACTCGCACAATGGTAATAATTGTAAATCGTAGTTATATTTTCTAGGTGACTCATCCAAACGATCTGGGAGCACTACCTCTGGCAACCCATATCCTGGGATCACCCACTTCTCTTTCTGTGTGCGACAGTCAATAGGGGTCCACAGGTTTAAATAATCATATATCTTTTTGTTCTCTTCTTTAAGTTGTTGTAACTGAGAGTTTTGTTGTCTTACTATTTGTTCCAAGTTGTACACAGCGTGGTTTGCAGCATCCTCAAGGTTACTCTCTATGTTACTAGCGTTAAGCAAGTACAACAAGATCCCCATGAAGATGGTGCAAACGATCGCTGCTACAACAGATGTCCAAACGACAGCAGAAAGATAGTTTGGTTTAACAGGTTTAGGCTTGAATGCTGGTTGACTATTAATCGATTCCTGTGCATCTTGTCGCATCTTCCTGTAAATATCTCTTTCTCTACTCATTTAGTCGTCTTCTTTCTTGTCCCCAAACACATCCTTGGTGCCGTCTTGATAAGTAATAATAGTTTGGTTGGCTGGGTGGGGTTCGATGTGAACCTTCACAAAGTCACTCATACTATCAAAGATCGCAATACCTCCACGAGGTGGTGGGTAGAGCCAATGAACAACACATTGACCTGTTGCCATAACGACGCCTTCAATAACTACGCCGTCGCCGGAGACTCCTGTCTCGTCGTGCTGGCGGTAAACTGTGAAACTAGTGATCCCTCTTGGAGCCAATTTAGGTGGTGGCTTTGGGATTAGATCATCAGCAACCTCTTCAGTAATCTTCTGGTCTTCGCTCATCTTGGTATTCTCCATGGGCTAGCAAAACATTTCGCAACCACTTGGTGCTAACTGGTCTAAGCCAATATCCTGGGATTCTATTTGTGCGTTTCTTAGAGGCGTTCATCTTTTTGTCCCACTCAACTAATCGTTCGTGGATGTGATCTTCAAAAAAGTGAACGTCAAACAAGGTCCACTTACCTTGCTCGTCTTTTGTTTTTCCTTCAACAATACCAAATCGTAGAAGCCCGTGATGGTAGTTCATCACAAACGTTCCTACATCAATGGCATAGGATTCGCCTTCAAGTTTCATTGTTCTACCTTTCTTCTTCCGATTGCCGAACTTCGATAGGCTTAAACCACACTACGATATGGAGACGACCAGTATCGTAATAAGCCCCGTCATATTTCTCTCTAATGGTTTCTAACAAAGTGTTCCATTCTTCGCCATCTCGGAGACCGTAGACTGGATGTCTTACCTGACCAATAATGTCTTCCGGGTCCGCACTAAGATCATACACCTTATCTGTCGGAACGTTAACCTCATATAATTTTCTATTAATAAAAAAACTTTCTCGGTGATCAGGGTCTACATAGAAAAATACTCTTGGAGTCGTTGCCCTTTGATATTCTCTGGTCGAGTATGAGCCCCTTCTAAAGTTTGGATCTAGAACAAGTGTCTCATCTCTAGACTGAGCGTAGTGATACAAAGTCATGGTGCCCCCTTGGTCATAACGCTCCTTCTTTACTTTTTCTTCAGCAAGAAAACCCCTGAAGCCTTCGAGTAGTTTTTTCATAGGCGCTTCTTTAGTTCCCGAAGGCGAACTTTAAGCACTTGCCTGTGATGCCATCTGTGCTTTGGCGTGGTCCCTTGATCAAGTGAGTATTCAATTCTATCATTAATCTCACTGATTAAATCTTGATTATCAAATCTTTGTTGCTCAGTTAGCTGAGGCAAGTCGTACTCATATTGATATGATTCATCCATGTCATATTGATCATCAAAGAATGGAATATAAAACTTTCTACCTGCTGACTGCCTCTCCTGCGAGAAAAAGTCCTCACGAGCCTGAACCTCATCATCAAATAAAGCAACGTCTCTACGCTGAATAGTTTTATCCCCTTCGATGTACTGAAAGACAAACTCATTATCGCCAGTCTTCTCGCCAAAGATAACTGATTCTTGTGCAAACTTTTGTCCTGCCTCCACGATGTCGTCACGAGTTATATTAGGGATCATAAAGGATCGTTCCTTATTACCAAACCTACCACGAATACGGATTGGTCCGTAACCACGCTCACGCATAAAAGCCATCAACTCTTTATTTAATGCTTTGTTTTCCTTGCGACTAAGCTGTTGAGCCATCGGATTCTCGGCAGTCATGAAGCCAACGGTATTAACGGACGCCACTTTGCCTTGAAGAATGTTTTTGATCCGGTTAAAACCAGATTCATTGATAAACTTTCTCCACTCATTCAATAGCTTTTTCATATGCTAATCTCCTGTTTTATTATAATAAGTATCAAACAGTTAGCACAATGGCATTTTCACTGACCAATTGATATTCATTACCCTCAACCTTCACGTCTTCAACAAGGTGGGATAAGATAATAACTTTGTCACCTTTTTTAAGTTTAGAGGAGCAGTCTGATGCACTACTAATAACCTCAACTAAACGATAAGGGTCTGGCTTTTTCAATTCATCAGGCAATAAAAACTTGCCCTTTTCTGGCTCGTCTTTTTCAATATCTTTAAAAAGTATTCTTTTATTAAATGGCTTCATCTTAATTCCTTCCAGAAGTCTTGTAACATTTGAAACTCAAAGCGAGAAGTCTGGGTCCACTCTCTTTTGTTGCAGTGCTTGCAGTAGCACTCAATAGCAATCTGATCCCCAAACATGGCTCTAGTCTGCCCCGTAGGGACCCAGCTATGTTTTACTTTGTTTTGTTTTTCTTTTCTCTCGCAGAATCCCTCTTTCAAATTGTCGGGCATAATAAAATTCAAAGTAGCCATAACGACAACATCCTTTCATATTTATTAGTCTACATTATTTTTAATATAATGTCAAGTGATTTCGCACTCGCCGCCGGCACAAGCTGCTTCGCCTTTGAGGTCTGTGTTGTCTTCCTCTTCAACGATAGTGGACATATCAACACCCACAAGATTGCCCATCATTGCTTCATATGTTTCCTTTGAGCAATCCTCGAAAGGTGCTTGTTGGTATGTCCCGCCATCATATGGAAGCACAGACAATCCGTTGTAGTGTTCTCGATTGTCCCACATCCACTCGCCAGCATCGGTCCACTCGTTTTGCCTGAGAGAGATAGTAGCTGAAACATTGTGAGCGTTTTGCCCGCTACGGTGACCAGCCTTAACCCACTCCCTTGTAATTTTCTTTACCCGTCGCAAAAGCTGGAAAGCTGATTCAGTTCGCAGGATAGCACCCTCCGGGGATCTTTGCGGAACAGAGATAACTGCGGTATCGTGAGGTCTAAAATACTCATCCTCAACCAACTCTGGGTGATGAATCGATAGATGCCAATAGATAGGTTCGTTCTTGCCGACTCTGATCCGACGAATATAATAATCATTGTGCCAAGCATGGATACCGCTTGAGGTGCCTAGCGCCAAACTGGTTGTTCCAGCCGGCTTAACACAGGTCGTTCGAGCGGCTTTATTAATACCGATCAGTTCTGCGACACGAGCATTCTCTTCCTTAACAACTTGCGCTGCTGCTCGCAAATCAATATCATCTTGAAGGACACGTCCCGAAGCAATGCCAGTCATAGACACACCGATCAAAGCATCTCGCTCTGTGGTTCGTTGCCAAACCGGGCGAAGGTAATGAAAGTCTGTATAACCTGCCTGGAGTGTGCCAATAAATGAGGCAGCACGAACTCTCTGCTCAAGATCATTCTGCCCCTTAATATTACTAACATTCACTTCGGTTAGGTTACAGAATTGAAACGGTCGTAGTGCAATCTCACAACACGGGTTGGTTCCCCAGTCCTTGTCATTGGACAAGTAGATACCGGGCTCGCCAGCGTTGGATGCCTCAACTCGTTTCCACAAGTCTAGAAAGAATTCTTTTGTTACCTTGTGCCGCAAAAGCACAGCAGAGTTGTTGGCTCGTCCACGCTGTGGGTTGGTCTCCCACCACTTACCTGACTTGCAAGAGATCATTTCTTTATCATCTGCGGAGAACAAAGAGATAAGAGCAGCACGACGAATGCCTCCTGCCAACACAGCATCGGCGACGTGGCACACCATGTCGTGAACTTCCAAGGCACTTAGTCGATCACCATCTTGCTTTTCAGATAGGATACCCTCAAGCTTGACCAAGCATTCCTTAAGAGGTTGGGGACCTGGGGCTTTACCACCAGAAGTTACAAGTCTTGCACCCTTAGCTCGGATGTCGCTATAGTCAAAGCGTAACTTAGATCCACCAAAGAAGTAACTACGAATAAGATACTTGACGGCATCCGCCCAACCTTCAATGCTATCACTTATTAAATATCTTCTTGTGCGCTTTGGGTTAGGCTTTCGGATCTCAGGTAATTGATCAACGTGGTGCTGCTGAACAGAGTACCCCACACCTGTGCCACCAAGAAGCAAAAACATAATCTCACCGAACACACGCCAATCATCTACGGGAGCATAAGCACAATTGAAAATACGGTTAGGGGAGATCTCAATGGGCTTACCTGCGAACTGCATAGAGCGCATCGAGGGTAACACTTTCTTGCCCCGAACAAAATCATAATTGCTTTTGATCTCTTTTTTTAATTCTGGGTATTTGCGTAGGTGCATTTCCATATTGCGAGATACTAATTCATCCCAAGTCTCCCGGCGTTTCTTCTCGGGAAGATAACGGGCGTATTTCATATACACCGTGATATCCGATAGGATTTCTGTTGATAGATCAGTCTCGCTCATGATGCTTCTTTCTCCTTGTCTAGCTTTTCTTTTAATGCACGCAACTCGTTCTTCATATTATCTTTGAACTCTCTCTGCTTTTGATTACGGGTGTCACTACCGTTACCAGAAAACTTTTTATACTTGTTGGTCAACCATTTTTGTTGCTCTTCTTTTGTCTTGGCAACCACTGAATCAATGGTTCCACCCTCTTCGACAGGCAACACTTCTAAGTAAACCTTACTAGTATCCATATTCATTGGATAGACCATGCCGTCCGGTCCATTGCGATTCTTAGCAACAAACATTCTACCAGTATTTTCTGTCTTATCTTGGGCTGTTCTGGAGATCGTGCAGATGAAGTCAGCAACAAAACATTTGTTGAAGGCTTCACTGATTGATTCCATAGTAATAACCTCCGCATTTAATCCACCTCTGTTGGTTTGCGATGCGGTCCAAACAGGGATGTCATACTTTTGTGCGATACCTCGTAGCTCCTCGTAGATGTCTCCGAGCGAGTGACGAAGTTCTTGTTTGTAACTAGTTCTTGCAGGACGAAGAAGGTCAGCATAATCGACAATAATCATGTCTGGTTCGACACCTTTTTGCCGCAGACGATCAAGATGGTTCTCCAAAGTCTTTGTAGTCGCAGACTTTGTTGGATATTCTTTGACGATCAAGCCGCCCTCAATATTTGTAATTTTTTCTTTGATTTGATCTTTGTATTCAAAGGTCATACTCAACGGCACCCCGGTGATCGCAGAATCATATCGCAAACCGATAGTAGTCTCAGCCAACTCTAAAGTATAATGAACAACTGTCTTACCCATCAAGACAGCCCTGGACCCGAGATGAACCAAAGCCATAGACTTGCCGGCACCGGTCGGTGCTACCACAACACCAAGTTCCCTCTTGCCAAGACCCCCACGAGTAATACTATCAATCTCTTGCCACCCGGTCATAACTGGACTTCTTGCCTTCGGCAAATACCTAGCCTCAAAGTCTTGGATGAAGTCGTGCCCATGATCATTATCAGTGCCCAGCTTCATCGCTTCGTTGATTACTTTTTGAATCTCTTCAAAGCTAGAACTCTGCAACAAGTCAACAGACGTAAGAATCGCAGCCTTAAGTTTTTGCTTCTTGCAAAAGTCTAATGCTTTCTCTTTGACATACTCACAATCATCACCACTTACATCACCACTTTTGATGCGTGAAAGGTAGTCAAACACTTGTCGCTTAACCAACTCAGGATAATCCTGCGACTCGTCTTTAATGACTGGTACCATAATCGCAAATGTAGGATGAGTTCCGTACTTTTCCTTATAGTCAAATACGGACTGGACAAACGCCTGTAGATATTTTTTATCGAAGTGTTTATATTCTAACACCTCATACATCTGGTTCGCAAACACACGATCATGTAATATGATCCGCCCCAGCTTCTCTTGGAAAGATTTTCCGAACTGAGAGAAAGTTTGTTGTTCTTTAGTCATTGTTACTCCGTGCCTTGCTTAGAAAGATACATCAACATTTCATTTAGGTTAAGCCCACCTAGACCATCTTTCATCAGCATAGCACGGAACTTAGTTTTATTAAGAGTGTTTCCAGTGTTTTCCATTGCCCAATGCAACTTACTAATTCCTTGTGTCGAAATACTGGGAATATATAATTGCATTAACTCATAGTTGTTCGCTATCATTTCTTGGTTGTCAGCGATGGATGAGTAAGCTTTGACTTTGCCCGAGTTTTCTTTACAGTAATCAATTACATCTGAGATGTTAAAAGACTTCTGCTCTTTCAAAAAAGGTAACCTTTTTGCCACGGTCGGTAATCCAACGCCAGCGACACCAGCGATGTTATCTGACGAATCGCCAACGATAGCTCTAGCCAACCCGAAGTTATCGGGATGTATATTAAACTCGTCAATAATCCTAGCTTTGTTCATAATCTCTTTTGTAACTGGTCGAACAATAATAGTATCATCATCGCACAACTGGTAGAAGTCTTTATCGTTAGACAGGATAACTTTTTGCCAGCCGTCAAAATACTTTGCTCTGACAGCCCAAGCAATTAAATCATCTGCCTCTACATTGTCAATAACAAGTTGGGTGACAGGTAAAAGCTCAAGATAGTCCAATAGGCGGACGTGTTGTTGTATTTTATTTTCTTTTTCCTCTTGAGGTGTTAAGTCATACTGCCTGTTGAGTCTTGGTGCTTTTCTACCAGCTTTATAATTTTTGTTAAGTGACCTTCTCTTAAGTGAGCCACTTGGTCCCTCCCAGCAGATAACTACCTTGTCGGGTCTAATCTCTCTGATGTTCTTTTGTAGGATCTTTAAGAAACCAGACAACCCGCCGATGGGGTTGCCGTTGGTATCTAAAGTTGGGTCCACAACATAGGACCTCGTGAAGTTGTTCATTCCATCGATTACTAGCACTCTTTTCATGAGTCACGACCATTCCTTATTTCTTCCCTATCCTACATTCATCTTCTAAGATGTCAAGAACTCTTTCCTTAAATGCAGGGTCTTTAAGAAGTTCTAAGAAGTCTTTGCTCTGGAACTTTTTATCATCCCCGTCAACATTGATAGTATACCAAGCGCCGCTGCGAATACACCCAGGCGTGCCAGCGATAGCACTAAGCCAGGAACCTTCATCATCAACGCCAACACGGTCGTTAGCAAGGTCAAATAATACATCAAACTCACAACTCCTTGGTGATGGTCCGAAGCGAGACTTCATCGTCTTGGCACTGGTGTGAAAACCAATGACCTGCTTCTTTTCGTTTAGGATCTGTCCGTTGGCTTTACCCTTGTGTTGGGTAAGCCAGATACGAGCAGAGGCGTGATAGGGCAAAGCTTTGCCACCTGGCTCCACTCGGTTGTCTCCAAACATCACACCGATGTTGGTCTTCAACTGGTTGGTGAAAACCATAGCGATCTGTTCTTTACCAAGCGTCTCGGTAACTTTCCGCATACCCTTAGCTAGTGCCTTGGCTGTCAGACCGATGCGACTGTTGGGATCGTAATCCCCTTCAACCTCAGCCTTGACTGGTGTGCCAGCAACGCTGTCCCACACAATACAAACCAGGCGGTCAGGCGCTTTTTCACGAACAAGTTTGATCAACCGCTCGATGCTCTCAAACACCTCTTCAATAGTTCCGGGCTGGATATACATAAAGTTATTCTCTGTATCCAAGCCGAGTTGCCCCATGAAGTCTGGAGATGCCGCATTCTCAGTGTCAATATAGATTGCCAAGCCGCCCATCTTTTGAGTGTTTGCCAGGATCTGTGTCACAAGCAAACTCTTACCACTAGCCGACTCGCCAGCAATCGTGGTGAGTTTACCAACAGGGATGCCCCCGTCTCGTCGATTAGAAATAATATAATCAAGAAGGGTTGACCCAGTAGAGATCCAAGTCTTCACATCTGTGGGGTTGTCCCCGTGCAAGTCATAAGCGATAGTTTCCTTCGCTGCTTTATTTAATTCTTTACGCAGATCATCTGCGAGAGTTTTAGTCATGATTACCTCTTTGTCCAAAATGGAGAGACACCTGTAGCCCCGTGCCTCCCTGCGGGCTGACGGGTCAACTACGCCAGAAGCTCGTCGAACGCCTGATCAATGTTGGTCACTGCGTTACTGTCCGTAGCGGTGGTGGTGGTCTCCGTAGTTTCCGAAGCATAACGAGTGCTTCCATCGGAGGTGTCCTCAACACCTGCATTAAGAGTCTCCTGAAGTAGCTGATGCGCTTGATCATAAGTGGTCTCTGGGAACAACTCTCCAAAGTTAGGAATAGTTTCCAAGAGCCCATTGATTGCATCATCGCTCTCTGCCAGGGCAGACGTCTTACGCATTGGACGGATCTCAGTGGTTGGGTACATTTGCCCAGCCTTCTTGCCGTAATCAACACGAATGTCAGTGCCGGTGTGTACATCAGTGATGTCGCCATACTCAGGGTCAATCACTAGGCGAAGCAGAGCTTCATAGGTGGTCTTTGAGAAACCCCAAATGCGAACACCTTTCTCTTCTTCACCTCGAACAACCACTGGCGCAAACACACGCATACGAGGGAAAAACTTGCGAGCCATTTCCTTTGACTCGTCAGTGCCCTCGTTCCAAAGCTGATTGCCAAACTCAGCGATGGGGTCCTTCTGACCAAACGATCGTGGACTGATGAAGGTGGTCTTACCCTCAGTGCCCAAACGATAGTGGTACATGTAGTCACGGAAGGGATCGCCATCCTCCGGGGCTACAATACGGATAACTTGAGTTCCCTCTTCTGGCTTCCAGAATCGGTCGTCGCTGCTACCGCCCTTGTTGGTTAGTGCCTGGTACTTGGCACGCATTTTATCTAGATCAATACCCATTGTATTCTCCTTTGCTGGTTAGTTGACCTTAAACATACTATACACCACTTCGACATGCTGTAAAGAACTTTTTCAATCTTTTTTTGTTTCCTAAGAAAAAGGAGGGGGTTACCCCCCTCCTTTTGGCTGTGCGAATTTTGATACCTTCTTAGTTGATATCAATAATGACGGGCTGGACCTCAGCCTTCCGTGGGATAGTGACTGACAATAACCCGTTGTGAAACTCAGCAGTACTAGCCGTTAGGTCTAGGTTGCTATCATAGTTCACAAAAGTCTTTTGGAAGCTGCGGCGTGCAATACGTCTATTGCTGTCCCCATCGCCGTTAGCCTCCGCACGCACAGTAAGACTACTTTTCTCTGGTTGGATCTCAATACTAAGATCCTCTTTACTAAAACCTGCGAGAGCGAACTCAAGAGTTGTGCTCCCGTCTTCATTGGAGAAGATGTCAGCTACGGGATATCCCGAGGTTGACTTTCTCGCCAGTGATTGGAAGTCTCCAAACAGTTCATCAAAGATCGAACGTCCAAGAAGACTAGGTGTGTTGTATCGTACTAAATTGCTCATTTTGTTTCCTCCTTTAATAAGCAAGGTTGTTATGACTCCCGAAGGCAGTCAAGAATGCAAGCACCGCACAGCCACTTGCTTTCTACAATTAAATAATACATGATTTAAAATATTTGTAAAGAAAAAAATTACAAGTTTTCTACTTCTAAAATTTGTTCTAGTTTCGCTTGCACAACCTTGAGCGAGGCAGCCTTAGCTAGCAAAATACAGTTCCTATATTTTTCCCAATCTAACTGCAAGTCCCTGCCAGTTCTACCGTGCTCGTCCTCAATGGCTAGATTCAACCCATTTATCGTATACAAAGTATTTGTTTTCTTTTTTCTGTGCAACCTCAGCGTGAAGTGACCGCCAGTAACTTCTCTAATATCCGAGTTGTGCCCATCTGCATTGTAAGTAATAATCCTGTTATCAGGATCATCCTCGTCGCTCATTACAAAAATATACTTATTAGTTAGCAAAACATTATTAACAATGCTTTGTATTACTAGCTCTACTTCCTCTTCGCTACCTCGTACAAAGGTAGCCATCAAACACCCTCTTTTGAAATTTGACACCTAACAAACATGCTCCTTTAGTAATGTATATAGTTCGACATGTCTCATACTTGCTGAGTGTAGTCAGTGTAGGCGCATAAAATGGTTGAGTTATGATAGCCATCTATTTCGTGAACCTCATAAGAACAATCAAACCCTGTTTCTTTTTGCCGGCTTAGTTGTTCTCTTATCTCCGTCATCAACCCTGGATTACTTATCTCTTCCGAGGTTAGCCCATAGTAATAAACCTTCTGTTTTATGTCAGATAGTGGAGCTAAACAAAGCTCCTCTCTACTGTCTCCCATTTGAAAAAACCCAAGGGTGCCAATCCTCAAACCCTTTTTGATTTCTTTTTCAACTTTCCTAATTGGATCAGAGTGAAGGAAATAATTAAACATGCCAAAAGTTGAAACAAGATAGTCTGCCAGTTTATCGTCATACTCCAACAAACTTACCTCGCCCATCGCTTTCTTAATCTCAACTTCCGAAACAATGTAAAGCATATCAAACATACCAGACCTGGCGTATTCTTGTAACACCCCAAGAGAAATTCTGTTGTTCATTCTTTGTCGCTTGGTTAATAAATCACTGTCTGGGTCAATATATAAAATAGTTATTTTACTATCTTTCAACATCTCAAGTATACGAAGAGAACACCCATTGACCTCTGCACCGCCAAAAACAACAAACAAAATCTCAGCCTCATACCTAAGCTTAAACAGCCGGCTGTCAATTCTTAGCGGAGAAAAGCCAGACTCATAACTCTCCATGTCTCCGTGGTCACCAAGGTCGTCCTCGCTGAGATAAAAAATCTCATATTGAGGATAGATCGCAAAAGCATTCAATATCTTTTTTACCGATCTGCCAAGACCTAAAATTTTATCCAACTTATATAACCTCTTTCATAGAACCAAAATCTTTTCCGATACTCTTGTTGACAGGAAATTTACCAAACCTAGTCACACTGAATATTTCTTGAACTTCATTAAATAGTTCCCTATCTTCTAAATCAAAGTCAATAACTAAAGCGTCGTGAACAATAAAAGCCACACTTGATTTAGCCCGCCTCTTTTTTAGTAAAGCCCAAACTTTTGTAGCCTGCTCTAATGCAAGATCTGCTGTTACAGACTGTATCAGATAATTCAAGGTTTTTTGCCTAGGGGCAACCACATCCCTATCAAAAGGAGTTCTAATTGTGTGACCGTCCCAATACTTGTCCACTAAAGTCTCTTTATTATATTTCTTTTTTAGGAGCGGCGAATGTTCTCTGACTTCCTTAGAATTGCTACCGTACAACCAAGCAAAGAACAGTGTCTTTGCCTCCGCTCTGGTGACTTTATTTTCAAACACATTCTCTAAGTTCCAGCGATGCACATCATAGTCGGGCTGGTGGTATCCCAAGAGATGGAGCAGCACCCTAAGCTCTGCGCCATTGTAATCTAACTCTATGAAGCAATCATTTTTTGGTCTCAGGACATGTCGATAATCTTTGTTCATTGTTAAGATTGGGAAGGACTTCTTTCTGGTCGTTAACCTACCAGTAACAGTCCCGAACAGATTGTACTTGATAAAATTATCGCACTCCTTGATTCTTTTAATAAAGTTAGACACCTTGATATCAGCCACCTTCGGTAACAGAGAGTCCAACTCGACACACAGCGACTGTGACTCGATGTCTCGTATCATAGCGTTTACTGCTGCAAGATGCTTATAGTTTGATGGTTTAGGATAACTTTCGATGACGTGGTTTGTTATTTGGTTCTTAATTTGACAATAGTCTCGCAAAAACTTCTGCGGAACCAGATCAAAGAAACAATTATGCCTCATATTAACTTTAGCAAAGCTAAACGACAAAAGAAACGCCTTAAGTTTTGCACACACCTCTTCCCAGTCCTCTTTGAGATACTCTGGGCACATTTCGTCTAGTGTTTTACCCTGAGCATAGATCTCTGCATAGTCCACTCCACGATACCCAAGCAGGTATGGACTGTAGCGCCAGGTTCTTGTCAGGTCTTGTGGAAATTCGTCAAAACTAAAGATGAGTTTGCCGTCATAGTAGATGCCAACACACTGATCTTTGTCGTCTAGTGTTTGAAATAACACTTATCCTCCGTCTAGATAACTGGTCCGATAATCCGATCGATTATAAACCTAAAGGCTTCGTCATAGCCTTCGCCCTCTGTCTCGTTTAGCGTGTATAATGTACGCAGAGTTATTTTATATTCATTTGGGGATATATTTAAATTTCTTTCGCTCGCCCTGACGAAAAGGTATGTCGATAAAGACCATCTTGTAGCAAATATGCTATCTTCCTCGCCAAAAGAATTAGCTGGTGCAAGTGAGCGAGCTAACGCCACGGTCTTAGTATCGCAACCAATCCGTGGACTAATCTCATACGTTGAAAGATAGGGGTTGTCTACCAGAAATGTCTCATACATATCCTTAGCATATACTTCAAGAGCCCTCATGTCAAATAAGTGAGACTTATCGTAAGATTGCTCAAAGAATTCAGCAACACTATCAAACCCCCTCTTCTGCATATATCTTTCCATAGCCGGGGATCTTAGGTTTGCTGCTATTCTGCTTGGGTTATTTTTATCTATTAAAAATCCATGCTGTTTTGCCACATCAGCAAAGAATTGAAAATTTGGATCATTAACATATTCCTCTATCGCTGAGGCTCTATCACCCTTTGGAGCGACTGCTAGGTTCAACACAAGACCAGTGCAAGCCACATCGTAGAATCTACTTTCAGCAAACCCAGTCCGTGTAATTGGGGTTCTCCTGCTTTGCAGCCTGCAAAATCTGGCGTAACTTCTTAAGAAGTCCTGAAAGCTTCTTATGTGTTTACTTTCCCTCCGTTGCTCTAAATGCTTACTTAACAGCGGAAACAAAGTATATTTCATATAAATATCATATTCAACGTCTACGTTTTTAAATGAATCAAAAACTTGTGGGTTTGCATAAGGTCCACCAGGGATAAGCCTACCCTTCTGTGCAAAATATCTCATCTTAGCTGCTAAATCAGCCCAAGCGTCCGCAACAAAATTAACTGCCCACCTTGTCTGGTTCTCATTGCTATAACGTAACTGTGAGATAGCATCTTGCTTCAATAAGATAATGTCACCGTCTTTATCGACACTGCCGTAATACCGATCGATACCCGTGAAGTCAACCACATTGGGAACAACACTCTGATCCACAAGAGACTCATACTCAACCTCCATGTTAAAAGCCTCTCTAGGACGAGACTCGGGGTTGTCTAGAATCATAAGTCTATCTGGGGATCTGGCTACCATTTATCCGGTTCCCTCTTGTTTTCTAATTCTGTTTGCAAGATTAAGCGAATCTATTTCGCATCGTGCTGCCACGTCTGTTGTCCAGCCCGCCGGGGAAAATGTTTGATTAACAGTTGTGATGCGGTAATAACCACCCAACCTTAACCTTTCAGCGGCTCGGCGTCCTAGACCAAGCGTAGCATCTACAAAAATAAATGCACCTGTGGTTAATAGATTGTTCCCTTTAAGAGTCATAGTTATGTCTTGAGGCATGGCAAACGTAGATACGAGATCGACAGACCTGTTCGTGCTGTTAACTATGTTGTGGTTTAATTGCTCTTTGTTTTCCATTTCGGTGAATGTAATTGTCTGCAATGGTCCACGGTCTGAGCCTACCGTAAAATGATAAATACCTCTTCTAATGTCTTGTTCATATGAACCCACAAGACCTTTTACATTTCTTGATGTCGCCGTGGTAATGAAGATTAGATCAATGCGATCACCAGATTCAACGTTCTGATTAGAACCAGTTTTAATGGACTTGCGATCTGGGGTTAAAAGCTGGGAGCGCCTGACAGGATCTCCTGCGACAAAGATATTTTTAAACTTAGCTGTGGGAACAGAGGCGGAGTTGAATTCAAGATCTGGGATTCTCCCTCCGAGTTGGTTAAGCCCCTTAAGATTAAAAGCATTTTTTGCAATAATCTTTTCAAGCATTCTAGTCATAAATAAATGGAAGGGCATAGTTCTTCTATCTGGGTCTCCGATAACATCATTAAACCAAGTTGTAAACGTATCCAGTGCGATCGGCAGGTCTCCAATAGAAATTCTATTTTTGGGAAAACCTGGGGCTGGGATTGTCCCTAAAACTAAATTGCCATCCTTACCAAATCCGACTTCAGCCGCTACATCTAGAATGTCCCCAAGAAACATGAAAGGTATTGAATATTTTCTAGACTCCGCTGAGGTTTTTATCTTCTCAAAATCGTAAGGTCTCACTGGGGAGCCCCTGTCGTAAGCAAAGCCAACCTCCGCACCAGGCACAGCAAACTCAAACAATTTGTTTACTCGACCACCTATTCTTGTTGCCCTACCAACTAGCTTGTCCATAAATCTTCTTCTGGTCTCTGTGATAGAAATCTCTTTCTCTAACAATTGCAAGTCCTTAATCACAGCAACTAGCCTTTTAAAACCTTGAATTTGTTTTTCGTCTTTTGATGCTTTAGATAAAAGTTCTATCCTCTTCAAGTCTCGTTCTAGTGAACCCTTGGTCACCTCAAAAAATTTAGCCTCCGACTTCTTTGCAAGATCATATTCTTTCCTGACCTCTAGATTTTCATTCGCTGTTGCAATCCTTTGAATTTTTCGAGCAGGCAACTGATCTAAGTAAATCGATACAAAGCGGGGCTTTATTTTCCCACCAGTGCCAAATATGTCAGTATCAGGTCTTTTCAGGTTTGACTCAACGGACGCCTCAAAAGTAAAATCTAAAGACACCTGCCCATTCTGTTGAAAGTTCGTTTTAAACTGTTTCAAATGCAACATCAAAGTTCTTTTTGAGGTTCTTATGTATTCATACAAAGCTTTATTTTTTGGCATACTTTCACTAGTGGTGTTTGGAATTGCCCAGCCACAAACAATTTTTACTGTTGGATTTTGTGGTTTCGCTTTGAAAAATTTACTATTTTCTGCCTCTGCATCAATAGCGTCTAGCTCTTGCCTTAGAATTTGTTCTTTAGAAGGATTGTCCGGCATCTCTTTGGATGCAAACTGTGCGCCAGTGTTTGTTTGTGTGTCAACATCGGGTCTTGGATCGATTAACTCAATGTATTTGCTATCTCTAAAATCTTTCATTGATGCAAAGTTCATGACCAAATTACCAGTAAAAGAACTGAATCCAAAATTAATTTGTGTCTCATCGAATGTGAAACTGGTTATACCACAGTTGATACCGAATTGAGATCTATAAATTACTGGATCGTCAGGGTCAGCAAATGCCTCTATTATCTCTCGTGACGCTTGAGGATCGTTTTCAAAGCCGTCGATGGTGTTTCTGGCTAGCGTGTAGTCTGGCATATAAACAAGCCTGTCAATTAGTTCACCTGTTTCAGTATTCAGTTTGGGTTTATATAATTCAAGCTTAGGCACTAGATATGCGTAGTCAGCGGGCAAAGCTTCCAAGAATCCTTTTACCTCGTCTGCCCTTTGCAAATAAAATAAATTTGAACATTCTCTGGGTCTTATATCAAGTTCCACAATTTTCTGGTATTGAATTGATTTTTTCCCGGCTTCTCCACTATCTTTAATCGCTCTTTTAACCTTTAGAATTTCTGAGAGGTACTTGAACAAAATGTATTGTTCGTCGTAGTTTGCAGTGGCGCTGCGCCTTGCAGCGTTCATAGCCGGGTTTCTAGTCCTTGCTCTTTCTTCTACTTTTTTTCTTGATTTAGCCATTTTAGACCCTAAAGTTTCTTAGTATTTTTTCTAGTGGCTTGGGGATGAAGACTTTATCACCTAAGTTATAATGTGCGTCAGTTGGTCTTTTGTTATACCACGCTATAACCCACCATAACCTTGGGTCGCCATAGTGTTTTGACGCAAGTTTTGAAAGACTGACTCCCCTCTTCCAAGTGTCAGCAACAATTTGCATATCATTAATTTCTTCAGGTGTTGGATATCTCAATTTAGGTGTGGAAAAATGGTTAATCTTTTTGATGCCTCTCCTATCCAAGATATCCTCTTGGTATCCTTGATCCTCATTTGTTACAATTAACCTAACATCATATCTTGAGATTGCCATGGTTATCTCCTAAAATTTCTTTTCTAACAGTTCGTTTGTTGAAGCTTGGCGCTGCTCCTCGGTTCCCTGCTGTCTTGTGGCGACACCATCTGCATTGGGATCAACCGCTGCTGGTGTGCCTGCCTCTACTCCTACCCCTTGTCTATTTTGCTCCTGTGTGGTTGATGGTGGTTGTGGTATACCAAATCTTCTTGGGAAGTTGGAGCCAATGCCGTTGCCAAAACCATTAGTGCCCCATCCAAGCGTATGTTCATGAAGAATGTTTAACGACAATGTAACAGTATACATTTTTGGAATAAGGTTAGCCCCATCCATAAAAGCACCATATGTATTAAAGTCAGGGTCAAAGCTGACCTGTTGTGTGTAGCACAAGAGAGGTCCACCAGTCTGTGCATCACAAATTAGATTAGCTAACTTAACTCTAAGCAAAGGGGCAGATTTAATGGTTGTTGCTCCCCCTGCGGCATCACGGTATTCTGGGTACATAAATGATTGTAACAGATTCATTTGTATTAGGTTGTTTTTAGCTTCTGCCTCACTGTAAGCGATGACATCAAACCCAACTGTAATCGTTCTGGTAGTGTTGGAATATATAGGAGCCGGGTCCATCCTGCCGTAGTAAGTCTCTGAGCTATAGGCAGCCGCTGTTCCATCTGAAAAAGAGGTTAAGGATGCGGGAAAACTCACAGACTTATCCGTTGGCACATGGATTATCCTAATATCATACGCACCATCTTTTCGCAAGTTTGTAATACCGGCATCAAGAGATCGCCTCGGTATGACGGCGAAGTCATCACCAGGGAACCGAGGATCTTTATTCATCGCCCCTACGGGTGCCCGTGGGGTCGTTAACTTTTCAGGGGTTTCCTTAGTTCTTTCCGCTTCAGTGTTTGGAATATTTTCTTTTGTTCTTCCTGCCATTTATTTGCTCCCGCTACACATAGAGTGCATTCCTTTGGTTAATGTTATCAATAACCGCACTAGCAAACTTCTTAGAGTCCATATAAAGATGAATCTCACCTTTGCCGCCTATGCCACCGCCCGATGGATTAACTGCTTGGGCTGCGGGTGGAGTGACGCCAGCCCGCATCATTTCATTATTTGTTACATAGGCACCCCTGGGTAACGATAGAAGCTCTGGTCCTCTTTCACCAACCATGGTCGTGCCCCCCTGGTGGGCAAAACCACCTTGTTCAAGAAGCATTCTTGGTCCAAAGTATCCCAACAAACCACCAGCAGCAGCACCAACGGCACCACCAACTAAAGTTCCAATACCAGGGAATATTGACCCGATTGCTGCACCAAATTGAGCGCCCTTAAGCATACCACCGCCGACCAAAGCTGCTGTACCGGCACCGCTGGTTAAAGCACCTTTGATAACACCTAATAGGGCTTTTCCAATGGCTGTCAAAGCAGGCACAGCAGCGGATTGAAATTTATCCATAGCGCCCTCAAAATCCCCTTCAAGGATCATACCAAACGTATCTTTTATACCCCGTATAAAACCCTGCACAGGTTCAGAATTAAATATCGATATCAGTGTAGGGAACAAATCATTAGCTAGGTAGTCAATACCTGCGATTAAATTGTCAGCGATGAAGTTTGATATCCCCACTAATGTCTCGCCGAACTGCCCAGCACTGCCGCCGGTCATGTCCATCAGTGGCAAAACTCTCTCAGACAAAACATCACCAATATGTGTAATAACATTTGCAAGTGGTGCAAAGACTCTTTTTGATAGATCAAAATAAACTTTTGACATATTGTCTGACCTTTGTAATAGTGGTGTTAATACTCTTGTACCCAAATCAATAAGACTAGTCACCAACGGGCTAACATCAAGAACCATCTTTTGGAAGAAACCTTTGATCTTGTCCATAAGAGAAAGATAATCTTTACCTCTCTTTTCTGCCTCTTCCCTTTCCATCCTTTCTGTCTCAAAAGCCTCTCGACTTACACTAAGTCTCTTAAGGTCGGCTACTTCAAGTCCAGTAATACCAGCCAAGTTTCTCTTCTGAAACTTACTTAATTGATCAAACTGCACTCCCTGTGCCTTAAGATTGTTCATAACAGCTAAAGCACGATCTGTTTCACTCATCTTCATAAGTTCTATCGTGTTAAGTTGTGTCCCGAACGTGGCATTCAATTTAGACACCACGTCCGACGCTGAGTCGTAGTCCTCAAATTTATCAGAGAAAGCTAATAAAGCTTCGGCGTTAACGCCAAATTGTCTTCCCATCTTTTGAAACTCCAAAGCGGTTCCCATTGCCCTTGGTCCTAGCTCTGCCAAAGATTTTGACATCCCTAGTGTCGCTCTCCCCAACGCTCCTGGGTCCATCCCCATGTTCTTAGCGGTGCCAAGAATTGTCATAGAAAAATCTTCTACTTCCTTCATTCCTCCACCAAAAGTCCCAACAATCTGGTCTATCGCCTCAGTCGTTGTTGTGGCATCAATACCAAGCTGACTTACGTCCGCAGCAAGATCAATGGCTGACTTACGAAATCCTGCTGATTCTCTCTGGAAGAAAGCAAAGTTATCATTCATTGTTCCAACTAGTTGCGCTGCTTGCTCCGTGGTGCCACCAAATAAAGCTAACTCTCTCTTAGCAAAGGTAAGCTCCTCAGTGAAAGCCATCGCACCACCAGTAGCTTTTCTAAATTCCTGTGATTGTTTTTCTACTTCTAAAGTCGCTGTAATTATGCTACCAACAAAACTAGAGACTACAGCCTTAACACCCTCGTAAGCTCCCTGTAGTGCTCGGATGCGTCTGATGGCTGCTGCGTGGTTTTTCTTGGCTTTCTTTTCTTCAGCATCTTGAAATTCAGCAACCTCATTGTTGTAGGCTCTTTGCTCTTCTTCAGACTGTCTCCTGAGAGCAGCAATCTCCGCCTCAATTTCTGCGGTCGCCTCGCCTCTCGCTCTGGCTTCCTCAAGGGCTTCTTTTTCAGCTTCAATGCGAGCATTAAGACCTTGGAGTTCAATTTGCAGTTGTTGTTCTCTCTCTGCGAATTGTTCTCTGGTTCTATCAGCAATCTCATCGAGAGCCTCTTGAAGTAATCGTCTTCGTTCTTCTACTGCTTCTTCAAAAGTAGCCAACTTATATTAACTCCTACTCTTATTTAAGAGGCCACGAAATGCCCGTTTCCTTTTCAAACATTTGGATCGAGCGGTTTAGTTTAGCTCTTTGTTTATAAGTCATTGGGCTATCTAAACCGTGCCTCTTAATAGAGTCCATATACTTTTTCTCGCCAATCAAGGCGGAGGTAAATCGATCAACTTGAATCCTGTTACCAACAACTCTTACTGGTACTCTTGTACCCTTAAACATCTTCTCCAACAAGTATTGAATCCAGGCACCAAAGACCTTTAACATGTTCTCGTCAAGCTGGTCTTTATTACCGCTGTCCAGATCAAAAACAAATTTATTAAAGTCAATCATATCTTTCACGGTCTGCCCTCCAAGTATACAACTCTTATTAAATAGTTGGCATAGTCAAATAAATACAAAGGGGAACCCTGTGGCTCCCCTTTATTTTTTGTTTGCGGCTCGCTTTCTCGCTTTGGCAGTGTCCTCAATTTCTTTTTGTAATCTTTTTAGGAACCACCTTCTCAGTTTAATTGGGAGATTATAAGATTCAAAGAAGCTCCATCCACCATAGTGTTTCAACAAGAAAAGCTCTTCATACACTGATTCTATATATGCGTTATTCAGGCCAAAAAAACTCCGCACTAAGCGGGATCTCCATCTCCTCATCATGTCCACAACTATTACACACGAAGTAATCACTGAGGACAATATCAGGATTCACTTGCTTATATACTTTTCTCATATGCCTAGCGTCCAATGCTGGCATTAGCTCAACTGCTCTAGCTAGATCAACGGGTTGAGTTGAACCATTGACACTAACTAGGATTGACCTTAGCAGGTCGGTTGATTGAGTTTCACCTAGTTTATGTTTTTTCTTTTGCTCTCTTTGTTTTGTGGCTTTCACCTCATCCCCAGCAGTAAGAAGTCTAAACTCAACAGGGTAACCGCTTTTAGGGAGAGTGGTCAGATACAATCCATTTGCTGAACCTTTGGAAACACCTAGGCTATCTAAGTCTTGCTCTTTAAATTGCGTGATTCTCTCAATGCTATACGAAACCTCTTCCGCTGCTCCACAAGATGGGCAAACCATTCTTACTTCATAGTCATCACCATAACCAGTGACTCTCGCTGCCACCAAGATAGCATTTCTATCACCGATCAAGAGGTCATTTGCCCTGATTCTTTTATCAAGAACAAGACTGTCAACCAATCTATTCAAAGCCATGCCACTTTTCAATAGCGATCTAGACGTTAGAATATCTTCCTCTTTTGCTGTCATAAAACGAATCTCTACTTCGCCAACGCCAGCTAAAGGATGGGGATCTTGATAACTTTGACCTTTCGATGGCAATTTGACCATTTCCGTAGGAACTGACCAATCCATCTGTGCGGCAGGTGCTTGAGTTGGAGCAGGGCTATTACCCTCGTGTAGATCTGGTACGCCCATACGCTCTTCGTTTCTGCTCATAAATAAAACCTTTCCTAGATGTAGTATCTAGTTTACTCTAATAATATTGTGGTGTTAAATTTTAGACAGTGCCCGCATAGCCAGCCACTGCGTTACCACTCCTTGTAAGTTCTGCCCAGTCGAATGAGATATCAACGCTAAGCTCTTGCAAGCCGTCATCACCGTAGTCAAGTCCCTGACCAAAGGACACCTTCTCAATCCAAGCGTTCTTAAGTTCCCACACTTCAATTTCACTTCCGTTATTATCAAGCTGCACAATACGAACAGCGCCTCCGATAGCTTCAATCGCTTTACCTTTACTGGTAGTGCGAATCGCACCGGGACCAGTTGGGTAATCATACCCTGATTTTCTAATGATATTAATAAGAGTTCTAGCAAGATCTGGATTAACAGGATCGCCCATGGTGACACTAATAGGAGAGTTCCAAGTAACTCGCCCAGGATACTTAAACGTATGGTTCAAATATTGGTGCTCCTGCGATGCAATGGTTGCCTCCGGCTTAGCCGAAACACTCTTAACTACCCAAACAGGAACCCCACCTAGATAAAAGAAGAACCTATATTTTCTTTTCGGATCTGCCTGAGCGTCTCCCCAGAAAATTCCTTCACCTGCATTTGCCATTCTTATTTTACTCCCTTGTTAAAGTATATAGTCCTTTGTCGATTAATCCGCAAACGATGCTCCAGTATTTGTAATCACAAAATCGATTGCAAAGAACTCGGCAGTCCGGGTTGGTTTCAACAAAATCTTAGCGTAAATAATATTTCTATCAACTAAGTCTGGAGTCGTTGTTGATTCATCCAAAATCAAGCGGAACTCTTCGAGACCAAATCTCGACTGAACGCTCCGAAGAACTGGCTCTGCTTGTCCAATAAATCTGTTCCATGTTGACTGAGTGTTTTGATCAAACAACATCCGACTTGCAATGAAACTAATCTCTTTCTTGAGGAACACCATCAAGCGGCGAACGTTAATACGGTCAAGTGCTGATCGAGTTACCTGTAGAGTCTTCTGTCCGAAGATCACAATACCCTCTGCTGGGAACTGTGCGATTGGGTTAATGTTAGCAGCGTACAACTCGTCTCTTTCGTCAGACGTCAGTCGTCTTGAAACATCAAGCACTGGTACACCACCCGCACCCTCAGACAATCCACCTCGTGCAAAGCCGGCTGGTGCATACCAAGGAGCCCGGACACGATCAGTGAACGAGAACGCACCCAGGGCTGCAACCGAAGGCGGTGCCCAAAGAGCCTGACCGCTAACCGTATCTTGGATACGAACCCAGGGATAGTAAGCTGCACCGTAACTATTGTTGAGCCCTCTTTCACGAAGCGAATCAACTGCCTGCTTGATAGAGAACGAGTTACGATCTTTGTAGCTCTTAGTATTTTCGCTTTGTGCGTCATAGACCTTTTCGAGATCAATGATAGCGATAGCGTCACCACGATCCTCAGTTACGTCTAAGAGATAATCAGTCACACCAACGGCAGTAACACCAGGGACGGTAATGACATTAAATTCAACTACCTCTGGATCTCTTACAACATTAATCGCTCGGCGCAAGCTATGGAGTTCATAACTTGTTTTTTCTGATGTGCCGATATTTCTATTTGCAAAAGGTTCACGCTCAGTGATGTCCAAGCCATCAAAACCGCCGTGGAGGCAAGTGGTGAACTGGTTGTAGTTGTTTTCCAACACTCGCTTGTATGAGGCGGACGCAGCCGAGGCGGAAACGATGTTTTGTCCGTTTTCAGTTGGAACTTTTGCACCAGCCGTGAAACTAAAGTCCGCAGCACGCTTACCACGTCGGTACACAGCCGCATCCGTCGATCCACTAACAGGTCCAACATCGTCCAATGAGAAGCACCACATGTGCTGCAATGGACTTGATCCTGCGTTTGTATCTTGACCAATGAAGCCACCATTACGCCCTTGGGCACCTGGCTCTGCGCCAATGTCAAGATTAGTAGTAGGTGAGTTCGAGTCATTTAGCCCCTGAGCCCTAGACCTTAGAAGGTCAATAACCTCTGTGCTAAATCTATTGTCCGAAAAGGCTTTGCCAGTGTAAGCACCAAAGTAAATATTCTTTGGACTATTCGGGCTACCATCAGACGAACTAATACGAAGTGGCAAGCTTGGCATGACAACTGATAGCTGCTGTGCGGCTTCCGTTCCTGAGATTACAGTTGCTGCACCGCCAAGGTGTCCACCGACAACACCGAACGCTGACTGTTCGCCACCGTCAACCATAACGTGACGACTGACAGCAGCAGGATTACTCAAGGTACCAAAGCTGGCAGCGCCACTAACGATTGCAAAGTCTCTGTATTTGATAGGACCAAACACACCGAAGGGTAGATACTCAGGGTTTGTTACCGCACGATCAACATCCTCATCCATTACCACACGAATGTAGCGAGACTTGTTCGGATAGTTGCCGTAAGTTCGGTTTGCACCCTCTGAAGTTTGATATTCTACAAACTGATCACCGATTTCTCTAGCGATATATCTTCTAGCCGCAGGATTCAAACTTAAGTTATCAAATCTCTCTAGCACAACTGGTCTATTATCATTATCCGACAGACGACGAACAACAACAGAGAACGTACCATAAGGATCAAAGTCATTAGTAGGTGCAGTGATGTTAGTGATAGAAATTTTAATTTCTCTTTGCGTGCTTTCCCCAGCGGAGATAGCTTCAAATCTAAACAGCTTCTGCATATTCTCTGGCTTGAAGCCAGAAGTATTAGAGCCTAGATCCTGTGAGATGTACCAGCCAGTTGTAGCCTTAGAGGCTGCTTGGCGGTGATCTGCTTGCTCTTGCTCGGTATTCTGATCATTGCGGAGCGGCATGACAGCGCCAATAAGGGTACCGGCAGTCTGCACAGTACCAGTAATCGCCAACTCAGCAAAATCAGTCTGGTTAACGTGTCTCTCGAAGGTTTCCCCCAAGAAATAGTTAATGTTTGTAGTAGTCCCAGGGAACTTAGCCGTTGAGATACCACTGTTTGTTAGCGTTGGGTCAGTGTTAAACACCTTACGGATAAATCTTTCACTGTTGGGATTAAAGTTGAACCTAATCTTATCAACTTCGCTGCCACCAGCAGTGATACTAGCAACAAACTCACCATTGGAATCACTCTTAATCAGAGTACAGCCACGGCTCTGGGTTTGTCTATTGTTACCAGTCGTTCCTGACAGGAGGACACGCCCACCAGCAGTATCATCGTCTACACAGTAGAAAATAGCTGCCAGGGTACCCGTTGCTTGGAGAACTTGAGCACCAGTTGCTGGTCCTGAAGCGGATGGCCAAACAAATAGCCCCCAAGCACCACCCTCAGTATCAGTGGCACTGATTGACCCAAACTTCCAGCCGGCTTTGCCGCCATTAGCTTCTGTTGCATTGGGGTCCTCTTCGCCTAACAGGCGAACAACGTTTAGAGTAGGATTGTTTCTTAACCAGGCTTGTGCAGCATAAGCAGCGTAGGTTGGGGAAGTCATGTTTCCTTCACGCCAAACATCTCCACTACGACCGCCGGGAACTGGTGCCCCGAATACATCAACAAATTCTGCGAAAGACTCAACTCTGACTGGAGTCATAGCCGGTCCTTTTTGCATACGACCAATAACTAGGGGTCCAATATCACCGGGTTCTCTTGGGATCTCCGAGTTGTCGATCTCATTAACGAAAACGCCGGGAGACACAAACTTAAACTTTCTTTCAGCCATTAAACTTTTCTCCTCTAAGACGAGTTACACTTTGGCGCAATCGCCAGTGCCGTTCCTTAGTAAATAGTTACTTGATATTGCAAACTCCCCGCAGTGTTATGGTTTTCCGAATGGTTTAATTTTGCGGGGAATTATCTTTTTACTTGCACGCACCTGATCAGCTAATCTGAACACTCCACTTTCAAGCTCAACCTTCTGAACAAACTCTACTTCTTCCTCAACTAAAGCTCTTTCATTTTGGAATACAATTTCTGCTGCTGATTCTCTGATGACAACGTTTGGCTTGTCTTGATTCTTATCTCCACCAATAATATACCCGAGCACATTGATTGTCACATCGGTTTTAAATAATCTCTCGTCCTCACCAAGAGATGCAGCATTGTTTGCCAACGAAAAGCTAGCGTCTACAAACGCCTCGTATCTATTGCCCTCATGAGTAATAAAGAAACTATTGATTGCACCCTTGTCAGTTATGATCGGTGCTAAAATTTGATTCATCTGTTGGACATATTCAGTTGTTATTGATACCGTATAAGAAACATCAATGTAGACCGGCTGAGGTATGGAGATCACCTCGTATACAATTTTGCTGTTTTCCCTAGGAAACGTTTTGCGGAACTTGTCCGCACCAGACAAGCTTCTTCTAATCGAATCGGCGTTAGCTCTAACCGAAGTTTTGCTTTGTTTTATCCTTCTAGCAATAGTAATAGAGCCACCCTTCTCATCATTGACCCCTGGGAAATTACCGTGGTATATGCCACGGTTACCTGGGTCTTTTGACACAGATGTTCTCTCCAGAGAAATCAAAGGATAAATTAACGTTGTGTTATTGTCTCTAAGGTTCACATTATTCTTTATCATGTGCGCCCGCTCTTGTGTGGAAAAGAGCACGGGGACTTTTTTAAACCCCTTGTTTGTATCGCAATGAATATCTAAAGTTTCATTGATATATTTGAACATAGCAAAGTCAATATCCTCAATTCTTGAGGGGTTGATCGGCAATTGGGTTTCTGTTAACTCATTTGTCTTGGTTCTACGAGGCATCGAACAGTCCCTCCCTTGCCTTTCTACAAGTAGCTACAACCTCAACCTGTTTGTTATCTTGCCCAAAGAGTCTTCTAGGTTGGGATAATTTAACAATTTCATAATGTTGTTTTTCATACTGCACATAATCACCAATACGGGCAAACAGGTCTTGATCCTCAGTTAATCTACGCTGGTGCATATGAACTGTTATGTTTGCAACTCTATCAATACCATATTTTTCACTGGTTTGATTTGAACCCTCCCACACAACCAGGGCATATATGCGAATTGGAGGCAGGAAGGTTTTCTTGATCGCTTCTCCATATAAGGAGTGAAAGTTGGAAGCTTCCATGTCAATCGGAAAATACAGAATCTGCTGTCCAACAACGTTTTCAATAATTTCATCATTGATTTGTTTGACAAGATCACGCTCTTTCTCACCAACAAACATTGGTGGTGGAGGTGCAGTGGGTTGTGTCCAGAGATTGTCGGGTTTTGATTTAGTGGAGTCAGACATTTAAACTACCCCACATAAATACCGTGAGGAACAACCTTAAGTGTTTCGCCAAGAGAGTTCTGGAAGGCTGCATCACTTTCAGCAAGCTTGGAGTACGTCATTTCATCAAGCACTGTCTTAAGCTCTTCTCTTAAAGCGTTTTGTTCTTCTTTTCCTTCACTTATCAACGCAGATCCATTTAGCGTTACATCGTTGCCTGGGATGGGGATGCTGCCTAGTTTTGACCTAACCTGCCCCAGGGTTTCCTTACACAAAGCCAATGCAAACCTTCTAATCCACTGCTTGCCAATAGAGTTAATTCTGTTATAAGGCACATTAGGAAACGGTAACGTGTTCATGTTGTTGATACCATCAGCACCGTATCTACGATCACCCTCTTCATCATAATTCTCCTCTGGTAATCTAAACTTAACCCAGAACTTTTCTGGTGCAATACCATCTTTAGGAGCAGGAAAGATTCTTAATTTATTATTTCTAAGTTCATATGAGTAATGAGAGCCACGGACTTTAATATTATCCTCATAGGCGTTTGCCTGTAGTTTGTTTTGCCAAACTGGGACTAATTGAAATGTGCTGTCATCTGAATACATACCATAAGTTGACAGGTTACCAACAATACCATAAGTGCCACCACCAAAGAATCTCCAAGCTGCGGCAGGGGTTTTATAATATACTTGCTCAATAATAACCTTGTTCTCCCCAACTTGGTTGAAAAATCTAGATGAACTATCAATTGAAGCCGAATATATCACTTGCTGTAAATCATAGTCCTGCTGATCATCGACTGTATCAAAAGATGCCGAATAGGCGGACTGGTGTCCACCAACTCCAGCAAGAACACCGACAGCTTCTGCCATATGCCTTGGAGCTTCAAGAGTAAATCGTGGAAACTTTAAGTTGGGTTTAATGTTTGTATCTGATCTATAAGAGGTAAACTCTCCATCCTCATCAAAGGAACCAGTGGCTCCACCAAGCATATCTGATAAAACGTTTTTAGCTTGGTGCGTGTTAAGAATGTAAGAATACTCAAGACACGACTCTTCATACGCTTGATAAACATTTCTTTCTTGCAGTTCGATATCTAATATGTTACCGCCCAACTTATTGAATACATATGCTACCTGATCAACCGCACCACTAACAAACTCAGCAGATCCGCTATAAACACCGATAGCTAAAGAACTAGCCACGTTTTGATGTGTTCCAGTTATCGGTAAAACTTTTGCACTAGTTGTACTGATTGGGCTTATGTTTCTTGCTACCATAATATGAATAGCCTCCAAGTAATGTAGGAGTAACCTTTACTAAATAGTTTGCCTTTATGTTAACTTGTCCTATAAAAACAGAAAACCCCGCCACAAGGGCGGGGTTCCTGAGTCATCATCTGACTAGCCTACTATTAGTTGACTAGATCACGGCAGATAACAAGACCGTACATGTCCGAGCGTACCATCTGCTTAGCATACCGAGTCATCACAGCCTTGGTAGGTGCGAATGTATCGGGATTAAAGATGGTAGGCGTGACTTGCAGTGGCACATAAGGTGCGTACACATAGCCGCTTTCAAGGAAGCTGTTACCCTTACGACCGACCAAAATCAACCCACGAGGGAAGTAAGGATCGACATAAACGTCCATCTTCTTGCTTAGCGAACCAACGTTTTGAGCGCCCCAAGATCCACCTTCGTCGTCAACAGCGACCGAAGCACGGAATCCAGCGGTAAACTCAAGAATGCTGGCGACCTCGGGAGAACAAACAATAAAGTTTGCGCCACCACGGAGGGTCTTACGATGAATACGAGCACTGACATCATTGATGGTTTCCATCAAAGTCTCGTACCACTCGCTCACGGTACCCGTAAAGTCGGGAGGAGC